GCAAAGCTCGCTTGCCGCTGTGACTCTCGACCCGCCTTGGGCTGCGAGCAGAATACGCCGCGGGCGTCGCCATCGGCATCTATCACGACAACCCCATAATGGTGAGCGCACGGATCGCCCGTCAGGCTCGGATTCTGAGCCATCGCCCGTATCGGGTGAGCCGATAGGGTCTCGAAGTCACCGGGCTGGAAATCGTCGCGCCCTCGCTCATCACTGGGGCCGGTAGGTATGTGTGCCTCAGGTCGGACGGCGGGATCAAACACGGCATTTTGACACAGATTCGGGTCCCACGGTAGCCACCCTGTAGGCGCCTGGTCCGGTCCCGCCTCTTGGCAATCGTCGGGCGGTGGCGGAGGAGGCTCATCACACGGGAATTCCTCGCAATAAACACCTGGGCCGGCAAAGGCTTCACCTCGCTCCAGGCACGGCATCATTGTGAGCAGTTCGCACGATCCGTCCGGCATGCAACAGGCGCCCCGAAAAACATCGGTGGCGCCACATTGTATCATCTCGCACGGCCAGCCCTCATAGTAGTGAGTACCGCCGACGTTATTACAGCCCGTCCGATCGAGGGTGACGCCGCATTGCCAAAGCTGTTCCTCCTGTCCTGGTGGTATACAGCATGCACCTGGCATCAGCCTCTCCTCTCGAATAGTGAGGTCAAGCCTTTGGCCAAGAAACTCACAAGGGAACAGTCGGTGGTTCTCATGCCGGCCGGCACATTCCTAAGACGCCAGCGCGGCATCTGCTGTACGTGCCAGTCGCCCCACATACGTATCGCGGGCAGGATGTGGGTCTCTGACTCAATCTGCTCACCGAGCCAAACATGCCCTTCGTAGTGATAAGAGAAAAACCCCGGCCAGGTGAGCATCGGAAACGCCGCGCCGGAAATCTGATAGACCCGGCGCTCATCGATGAAGGCCGGACGCACGGCCTGAACGGTAACCACGTCGCTTTGACCGTCCAAGATGTCTCGGATAATGACCGCCCCGGTATCCGGCGTCCGCTCGCCAAAATAAAAATGTGAGGTTCCGTCGGGCGACAGCACCATATGTACGCGAACAATCACAGAGCCGTCGGTACCCAGCGCGTGCGATTCCACTGCGTTCGGATCGGCCCGCCACTCCGCAAGGTTAGTCGCCGTGAACTGACGAGTGGGATAGACATCCTCGTTTTCCGGATCTTGAATCATCTCCTCGAGCAGGAGCCTGTCATCGACGTGCGAAGTCTCACCGCCGCCCTCGAATAACTCCAAGGCCCAGTATCGAGAATCGGCGTAGTCAGACTCACCCGCCGGCCCGGACGATACCAGTTTGCCGAGAAAGGCGTCGCCCCCGAGCCGCCCTTCGCCAAAGGCATACGATCGCAACGCTTGCGGAGAAATCAATATCCCGTGCTCGGTCGCTGCGCCAGTCAGGCCCTGTCCGACCTCGAGCTGATACGAACGATCGGCGGAATCGAAGAACGCATTTACATCCCGCGCCTTCAGGCTATCACCGGGTTGCATTCGATTGCCGCGAAAAAGCGTCATTGCTGTTCTTGTATCTCACAGGGCGTACCGCGCAGCGGGATAAACGTATCCCAGTTTTCCGCACTTGTATCGTAGATCGTCCGCGTCATCATCACCGCTTCGCGGGCTGTTCTGGAATTATCTGCCGGGCGCCGCGGCTTGAACTTGTTGGGACCGCTGCTATGTAATCTCACCCACCACCACTCATGGTGCCTATCGGGATCTCCACGCCAGTGCACAGTGATTTCCCACGCTGAACGCCCCACCTTGGGATCGCCGTAGAGCAATCTGCCCTGGAGGCCGGTGAGTAACCAGAAGCCGGCGGGATGTCCCTCCCATGTCGCTCCGCTCACCTTGCCGATTTCTTGGCGGATCTTGACGCGTTCCGTCGCAGTGAGAAAGACCTTGGGATAATGCCGCTTGTAAATGGGTACGGGAATCAAGATCGTCGCACCGTCGCGCGTGTCTTTGAGTGACCGCGGATGGGCTGAACGATCGAACCACTCCAGACGGCCGATCAGGGAGACCCCATAGTCCTCCTCCCATTTCCCCGGGCACGGTCGCTGCTGATAGGTGACCGTCATCTTGGTGTAGGCAGCGGAATCCCGCGCCGATGTCGGTGTACTTGTCGCGGTATTGGGATCAGGACCCGGGATATAGTGCTCAAATCGCACGTGCACGACGTAGAAATCGGGCTCGCTGTTATGCGGTGACCCGATCGTTATCCCACCCAGAAGCTGGCTGCGCGCCGCCTGTTCCGGCCGCCCTTGGACGATGTACACATAGATCATCGTGACGCGCTGCAGATCCTCCGCTTGGTTGCGACTGTCCTTCCATTCGATGCCAAAGGCGTCTGCGTTTTGGAGAACGTCCACCGCCGGGATGACGGGGATCGATGTTGCACGCGGCGTTAGTATCGCGGTTTCCGACGGTTGAACTGGTGGTGCGGGTGGTCGCCCCACGAACTATCCTCCTAACCTTATTGCGTCGATTGCATCCAACGCACTGCGCCGGTCTTTCGTCTCATTGCCCAATTTGAGTTCCTCCAGTATCTGCTCAAGCACGCTGATAGAGCTGTCGGCGCCAATGCCGGCCGGAGCCGGTGGCGCCAGCGGTCTGAATCCAAAAAACGAACTCGGTGCTCCGTCTGGCGGTCCAAACGTCTTATTCATGAACCGCTGTCCGCGTTGGCGCAATTCCTCATCTGTAAGAATTCCCCCTTGCCCGGGCTTCAAGAGGCGGCGGCGGGCAATTTCTTCCGAAGTCTTCGCCGTCTCGGCACGCCTGGCTTGCGCTGCGGCATCGGCAATATTCTGCAGTTCATCCATGCTTGGCGACTTACCCAGCAGGACGCCGATCCCCAGCCCAAAACGGCCCGCCACATTACTTATGATGGCGGATGTCTGTTTCAGCAGTCCGGTCAATGAGTCGAGTTTTGCTATTTCTGCAGGAAAGCGCTCCAGTCCAATGTCCCTAACGGCCGCCGCCTGGGCAAGGGCAGGAATACCGGGACTAATAGGCGCCTTGAACAGATCGACGGCATCTGCGCCTTTCTGGGCAACCGCCGCGTACCGACGAGCCGTTTCCTCCAGGGCAATGTTGAGCTGTCCGGAATGGCCAACTAGAGCCTTTACCAGTTCTGTGAGATTGTCCAGCGGCACACCCGCCTCTTGGAAAATGCGGACCACGCGCTGAATCTCTCTCGTGCTAAAAGCGCCTTTGGTCGCCGTCTTAATCGCCTCTATTTGGTCGTGAACTTTCTGCAATTCGGGCAACGCTTGATCTGCTCCAAAACCCCTAGCCAGCTCGCTGATCATATCTTGCACCGCATCTTGCAAGTCGGCCCCGGCACTTAATCCCGTTGTTATAGCTGCTCCGATGCTACCCGCCCCAACGGCACCGGCCGCGACTTTGCCGACCTGCAACAGGGAAGAGCCCAGCCGATCAGACATCTTCCCCATTTCGCTAAACGCGCTGTTGGTCATGCGCTTCGCATCGTTGAGGTCCTTGCGCAGAGCGTCCTTCTTACCCCCGAATTCTACGAAAGCCTCGCCTATTTTCTCAGCGCCCGGCATTCACGTACTCCACTAACATCCGGTATTGTGGATAGGTACAGTTGCCCGCCTCTTCAAAGCTCATCCCGACATGAGTAACCAACCAACAGATCATCTCATCCATCTTCAAGTAGGGTTTTCCGGGGATACGCCTGCCTCCTCTGTGCTCGCATCTTCGATCGGTCCGCAGTCCGCTATCTGCATGATGTCGGCCAGCGCCTCGCGCCATTCGTCGTTCGTGAGCAGATCATCAACCTCTTTCTCGGTGATAGCCGGGTGGGTCTTCTGTAGCGCCAGTCGGAACTTGAAAGGCAACGTATCGAGATTGTCGCTGGCGAAATCTGCCTTCAGCGTCGGCCGACACATGATGCCGTTCATGTCCTGGATGCGCTGGCCGCGTGAGCGAGCTGCAGACCCCGGCGCCAGCAGGTAGGCCGCCAGCGCCTGCGATTTGTTATAACCAACGATCTTCGCATAGTCACAGAACGTCAGCGGGGAAATCGTGTATTCCCTGCCGTTGAACGGTACAACGGCACCCACGGCAAGCGCCTGATCAATGCCCAACAAATGCCGTGTGCTGATATCCATCAGAAGGTTCTCGCCAGAGTGCCGGTGCCTCGCACGACAAATAGCGCCCGCGTCGCCTCCTCGACCGACAGCTCGATTCTGTTCGCCTCAATCCAGCAGGGGCCGTTCCATCCGTCGCCGAAACCGCTGGACGTCAATAGCGTGACCGTCGCCACCAGCTTGTTGTGAAACCCCGGATTGACATCCGAGTGCATAAGCGTATGTAACTCTGCCCGCCACTTGTAGGCGCCGGGCAAGAACTCCTGGGCATTCCACCCCAGCGGGGTAGCGTCGTGCATTTTCCGATCGGTCTCCAGCTTCCAACCTTCGACAAAAAGAGTGTTGACCGGGGCGTTGGGCTCCGAACCGTCCGCCGACCAGGTAAGGCTGCCGCCGAAACCGTGGTACAAGATACCCATTACGTTATGGCATGGACCAGTGCACTGTTTCCATCGAGCGTCAATGTTCCGATGATCGCACCGTCGGCAGCAACATCGAGTTCTGAGTCACTGATTACGACGGTACAAGTCATGGTATCGCCCGTTGCATAGGTCAACACCAGTTCGCCCGCTGTCCCGACTTCCAAGTCATCCTGCGCAAGTCCATCATCCACAGCTATATCGATCGTATACTGTGTGTGGTAGGCGCCCGTCACGGTATTGGCGAACGTCTGACCCAATACCTTGAGTTGCACAGACGACGCTGTCTGTTTCTGGCGCAGTCGGGTAATGTCGCCGACCCAGGTAGTAACTCCTGCCAGCGTCAGTGTGGCGCCGCTGCCCGCTAAATATGCCATATCTCAGTCTCCCATCAGGAGGGTTGTACAGTCAACTCGTATTCCGATACCGCGTCCCAGCCCGTCTCGACCTCATAGGGCATGGATTCGACGACGAGCAAACTCATTACGACCACGCCGCCGGTAAACGTTACAGTCGATACCGCCGCATCCATCACATCCGCTACAGCCGCTTGGATCGCAGCGACCTCCGACGCCGACGTCTTCAGCGAAAAGGCGCTAAATTGCGTGTTGGCCGTGCGAATCCACAGCGGCCCGCTACCGCTTATCACCACAAACTTCGGGCGGTTGGGAATGCTGTCCACGCGCAGCCACGGATAGGTCACGTGACGCGGCGTCCGGGTATAGACGCGCGGCGGATTGCCTATGAGCGCGGTTACCGCCGCAGCGTTAGTCAGCGCCGTGATGATCCCCACATTGATATTGTGCCGGTTAACCGCCGCCACGCTTCAACTCTCCGATAATGATCGACGTCAACCGGTCGGACCATCGGCGCAACGTCACCCGAAAATACGGACGCGGCCCCATTTTCCGAGTGCCCCACTCCAAATGCCGGGCGTAGGCCAGTGCGCTGCCAATGCGCTGAATCAGGCCGTCAAGGCGGGCCACGTGCGTAATGCTGCTGCGTAGCGTGCCTCGACGCTTTCGCGGCGGTTCGCCCTCGACGCTCGCACGGCGTTCCTCGCCCGCCGCCTCCAGGCGCCGACGCTGACCCGCTGTCAACTTGGACTTCAGCGGTCCGGGCTTACTGATCACCCGCTTGAGTTCGCCTTCGTAGAAGATGGCCGCCTTCTCCAGTCCGCTGCGCAGACCTGCATCGGTGCTGCGCAACAGCCCTTCAGGCGTCCACTTCATGATGAAGTTCTTGTCGGCCATCAAGTCGCATCCAAATGCCCAACGGGCATGGGGGTCTCGACGCAATCGACGAATAACACGTTCGCCATCGTATCGTGTATACCGTGACTCGGCTGAATGACCCCCACGATAGTCAGCGTCCGCCCGCGAAAGAGCAGACGGAACTGTTCTTCGTCCGCCGCATAGAGCAGCTCGCGCATACTCGTCTTGGTCAGCGTCCGTGGAATGCTGTCGTCCAACATGACGCGCTCAACGTTCTCGAATCCCTCGCGCTGATACACCACCTTCTGGCGTCCTGTGACCGACGACACTCGCGCCGGCCGCGTGAGGATCGGCGTCCAGGTTTCATTCTGACCGCCGCCGCCATCAGGCGTCTGCACAGACTGCTGAATGGTCACGCTATCCCGAAGGTAGTCGTTAAACATCCATAAACTCCGGGAAGGGCGGTAACGATCGATGGGCGTTCAGGCGTTCCCGAAATCCATCGGTCATCCACAGCGCACCGCTGGCGCTGTAGCTGTAGCCGGCCCCAGTCTCCGATGTAAGAGCGGAATCGCGGGCGCCGGCGCGCATTATCGTCGCCGCCAGTTCGTTACACAGCATCTCCAGGTCAAAGGGGATCGTCGAATAGCCCGCCGTGTAATCGACGAAGATGTTCAACTGACCCTCAGGCCAGATGTCACCGCCAAGAGCCGCGACGTACGGAATGTGCGCAGGGAGATGTGTCCGGCGGCGGCGCTGGAACCACGGCTCAGTCCCGAATCCGCGGCGCAGCAGACCCGCTGTTCCGTCCAGCCGAATGTCCTCTTCAGCTTCGACCGGTGCATAGAGACTGACCGCTATACGCAGACAGCCGCTGCTCTCGATCTTGAAAAGTTCCGTTCCCTTCCAGGCGTCCGAACCACCGGAGGCCGTCGCAGTCCAACCGTTGCCCAGCGCATTAATCAACACCACAAGCTGGGCAACAGTGTTGCTGCCGATCGTGACGGTGTCGGGCGACGATTCAGTATCATTCGTGCCGCCGTAGACCTTAAACGTCAGATTCGTCAGGTCGTTACTGACCGTCGCCTCTTTGGCATCACTGGAACTATTCGAGACCGAGAACGCCGAGATTCGCCCAACGGATACTCGCGCGACGGACGTCACCGGGAAGTTGCGCAAGCGCAGAGTGTCGCGCCCACTGCCGCTGTACAGCTGCTGATGTTTGCCGCTGGCAAACGTCCGACCGCAGTAGCGCTCTATGGCATCGGACGCCGCGTTGATATTCTGCTCGTAAGCATAGGTGTCGACCCCTTGGAACCATAACTCATTGGCCGAACCAAATGCGCTGGTTGCAGTCCGCACCTTCAGCCGCTGCGGATCTGCGTTGCCCGAGCCGAGTACACGAACGACCCAGCCCTCGGAAAGCGCATCAATAGCCGTCTTCAGTGCGGTCATCGTTCCCGATGCCGACAGGGTGAGGGTGTCCGTTCCTGCATTGCCACCGCCGGTGATGACCAGCACGAGCGTCGTTTCCGTCACCTCGACGGTGGCCGCCGTGGCCGACGCCGACTCATCGTGATAGATCGTCATCAGGTCCGAGTCGGGGATCGGACGACGTATGTAGGCCTCCAGACTGGCTACGGTGGTGAGCGCATTGGATGCAAGGGCCATGACACTATCCCGGCTTCCAGTAGATGATGATCTGACCCTGTGTCGAGTTTCCGGCGGCCGTTACCGCGATGGTGAGCTTGTCGCAAATGGACGGATATAACGCGATGCCCACTGGCGTGTCGTTCTCCATGATGCAGTAAATCACTTCCGTGTTGGTCGTGTGGCGATCAATCAAATCATCCTCTGTCCGCGCCAAAACATTGACACTCTCTTCGTCGGTTATGACGATGTCGTAATCGGCGGTAGGTGGACCCGTGCCCGGATCGGTGACTATCTTAATGATGCTGCCGCTGATCTTCTTTGTGGTGCCGGAGACCGCACCCGTCGCATCATCACTCGTCCAGGCGACGATAGCTTTCTTGATCGGACCCAACTCATCGTAGGTAAAGGTCATTGCCGAGCCGGCCATAAGCAAGCTCCTTTATGTAGCGATCGGATCGAGAATGGCACTCAGGTCCTCGGAAATCACCCCGTAGTAGTTCTCTGCTATTGCACAGGCAGTGGCAGTAACGCCGTTCGCCTGGGCAGCCGCTCCACCACACAAATTGCGCATGACCATCCCTGTCGCGGTTGCCGCAAGATTGATACAGCCATCGACGGTCGATGCCGCGTTGTAGATGACGTTATCGTTGATCACGCAAAAAGTAATTACACCGGCGCCGCCGATGGCCATCGTCCCCCAATCGCCTAACAGGGTATTGCGCCGAACGATACAGCCCTTCGGCGTACCCGCGAAATTGATGAAGTGGGTGTTGGCCGCATCGTCCTGCAACGCGTAACAGTCCTCGACCGTAATCCGGTCTGAGGCGTTCGCCGCCGCATCCTGAACGCATACCAAGAAGTTCTGATTGTTTGCAGCCTCGGTAAACCGGCAGCGCCGACAGGTGAAATCGGTCGCATTCACGTCGAGACACACCGCAATGTCGGCAAAGCCCGCTTTGAAGTGAATGTTGTCCACAGTCACATTTGCCGCATCTACATCCACATCCGCCGTATCCGCAGTATCCAACGTTACGGTCGGCGTGTCGGTTCCCGCGCCAAGACCGATAATGCTGATGCCGGCGACGTCGAGAGCCAGACCGGCAGCGGCACTCACAACCTCCGCATGGCCGGGCATCACGTAAATGCGATCGCCATTGTTCGCCGTGCACTGACCGACCGCGAAGTCAATGGTCAAAAACGGTGCATCGGGATCATTCCCGAAGCCGGCGGTATCACCGCCGTTTGCAGTGTTGCCGCTGTCGACGAAGAACAGATTTCCCGTAGTGGACGTCACATCGACGATGCTGAACAGTCCACCGGGTCGGCTGTTTCCGAACAATGCTGTACGTACCATCTCAGGGTTACTCCTGTGTAATGGTGGCGTAGGGGCAGCCGGTTTCCCGGCTGCCCCCGCGCCAAGGGGTTTTGGCTAAAGTTTATCCAGCCACTGCGTGGTATGCCGACGTCAGATCGTCGTGCGCATACCTCGGGTGGTAGCGAATCCCAACAAGCGTCACTGTGTCGACGCCAGTGTTGTCATCTTCCTCGACCTTCGCCGCTACATATCGGAAAAGGTTCGCATGGTCGAGTGCCGCGGCATGGACGGTGATCACATAGGTGTCGGCCGCTGTACCGGTCGTCGGGGTGATCGACGTATCGCCGGCACCCGCAATGGCCTTTGCGTCGGCACCCGCCGCACTCGTCGCCTGCAACACCTGGAAGGTGTCCAGTTTGTCCGCCGCATCCCAGCCGTCGACCGTACCTTCGAGGGTGGTGCCGAGTGTGACAACGAAATCAACGGCACCGAAGTCCCGCATGTCCAAATACTTACTTGTCGCGGCGGTTCCACCGATATCAGTAGCATCGAGCACGACTTCCATCGCCGCATTTTGATGTAGTGTATGCATCGGTTTCTCCTACGCTCGCGCCGCGAGAGTGACGACGGGCGCCACCTCCCAGCTATTGTTGAGGGTCAACGTCGTTCTCCACCACGGTTGCCCGTCGATGGTCTTGACGTAACGGAAGGCCGTTTCGTTGTAGTCGAAACGGATGTGAATACTGGTGTCGACGCTGGTGTACGTCGTCTCGCCGATCAGATAGTTAGGCCACGAGACGAGCGTCAGGTCGCCGACCGTGCCGATGGCTTTCGCATGCTCGGTATAGATCAGCGGACGACCGAGAATGCGCTCGATGCCGTCTTCGGCGATCCGAACGAGCGCGACGGGTGCACCGCCAGTACCGACGTCGATGGTCAGCAGGTTGAGCTGCTCCATACAGCTCAGGGACGCGACCCACACAGCACCCGAGTACTCCTCAGGTCGCATGTGAGAGCGCATCTTGAGCACGTTCGACGTGACGATCGTCGCCGCCGCTTGACCGGTTTCCTTCGCCTGCGAGTAGGTCGCCGGAGCGTTTAGCACACCCAACGGCTCACCGGCACCCTTGCCGTTCATAAACAGGCCCATCTCTTTCCAGACGATGGCATCGCGGAACTGCTGTCCGATGAAGCTGCCCATCGACGGAACGTGGTGAATCTGGTTGTCGGTCAAATAGGCCAAGCCGGTCAGCATCGTGGGCTTGATCTCGATCTGCTCAAATTCACCGCGGGCCGACGTCATCTGCGCCCGTTCCTTTTGCAGAAAGACCGCGATACCGCCGTACAGATTGACTGTACGCGTGGTATCGGTCACCGCGTTGATGACCATCATCGTGGAATTCAGGGGCAAGAGCTGGGCGCCGTTGGCACGAACGAAATCGGCTTCAACACCCTTTGTGAGAATATCCGAGCGATATTCCGGGGGGATCAGATAGCCACCGATGCTGTCTTCAACCGTCGTGTACTCGTCCGTTCCGACGGCCTTGGTGACCGGTGGGGGCGCCTTGCAATAGTCCATCCGCTTCGACGGACTGGCGCCGGGTGTACCGGCCAGGCGGATATCCTCGAAGAAGTCTCCGACGCGGGAATACCCCCTCTTGGGGTCGTCGTCGATCAGATCCTTGGTTTGAATTCGGACGGGTCGGGCGTTGCCCGATTTGCCGGCCGCCTTCGCGACGGCTGCGGTTACGACCTCTGTGACCTGTTCAAGAGTGACGCCGGCGGCGCCCGTCTCGCCTTCTACGGCCTTTACGCTTCGCTTCTCGTCCTCATCGCACAGCTCGGCGATCTTCGCCTCCACCAGATCGGTGGCGGTCTTGGCGTCAACCGTCAGTAGCTGTCCGATGGGATATTCGGTCCCATCGTAGCTCCACTTCTGGAGCAGACGGATAGTCTTGTCCATGCGGACAATCCCACCGTCGGCCTGATTTTTTCACTTCTGTCGGCTAATCCCAACGTCCGAACTAATTGCCCCAGCGAGATTCACCCGCCTGCAATCCCCATTCGGTCACCTACTAGCTCTAGGGCCGGCCACAAGCCAGCCGTACTTCACGATCGACCACACGCGATACTTCGCCGACTGAAAGCACTCGTCGTTTGACCGACCGGACGGGACACACCTTGCGTATAGGCGTTACCCGTCGCTCTTCATTCTGTGTCTCATCCCCCCCGCTGTCAAGTTCGATCCACGGGCGTATCGTCTTGAAGCGCCCCTCGCCGTAAGCCTTGTTCATCGCATCTGGGTTGGCCGGCACCGAACACGCGGAGTATTCGATGACTTCGGCCGACGTTATGAGGCTCCGGGCGCCCGCCCAGTCGGGGCGTTTCTTAAGATCCGCCGTCTTGAGTTCGCGGCGCATGATCGACCGCCAGTCCATGCCGAGCGACCAGCCTTTCAGGAAACCGCCGGCATACAACTGAAAGACGTCCTCCGCCATATCGGTCTCGGCAAACCGCGTCTTGGCGATCACCGCGCCCTTTGTTACTTGCTGCCACAGGCTCTTGCCGACGACGGTCCACATATCGTGCATGAACAGGACGATCGGATTCTTCTTAAAGCGGCCGAACTTCAGCCCCGATGTAATAACTACCTCCTGATCGCTGTCGACACGGTCGGTGGTGATCTTGGCTTTGATCGTGCGTTCCTGCTCGTTCACGTCCAGCACTTCGCCGTCTTCGGCCTTCGTGAAAATCGGCAATCGCGTTATCGTCGGATGATCAGGCATATCAGTCCTCCACTACCGGGACAATCGTGCACGTGCAGTTGGGATGCAGCGTAGGATGCAGAACGTCTCCCATTTTCGCCGTGTACGTTCCACCATCGACACCGCGGATAGAGGCGCCGTCCTTCAGGAACGGCTGCCCGAGCTTCGCCCTCTTACCGTTCATTGCGGTACAGAACTCACAGGCGTCGACCGATGCCAGCCACTCGTTCTCTTCGATGCCGGCCTTGACCCAGGTTTCCTGCACTCCGGCATTGAGCGCCCGGTTCAACTCCGTGCGGGCGATGCGTTCGGCCGAACTGTCCTTTTTCTCGCCGTAGACGGCGGCTACGCGCTTACTGATCCCGTCGACGTTCTCTCCAGCGTTCAGCCCTTCGCTGATGGCGTCAAACACATCGTCGCCCGTTACATCGACGACGGTAGAGGCGAACCCGTCGGTCAATCGTCGGACGTGCTTTTCCACCTGATCGGGTGGCAGGATCAACGACACCTCGAATGCCACACCCGCGTCTCCCAAATCCCGTATGCCCAGCGCGCCACCCTTCTCGAATGCGCGGACCATGAAGGGATAAGCGACGTCCGAGACCTTCTCAGTCCACTCGCTGCGCTCAAACAACACGGCCAGGAGCTTTTCCTTGACCAGCCCTGCGACATCCTCTGCACTTTCCAGAACCTTGACCAGGCTCTCCCTGACGCTTGCGCTGAACTGATCGAGCAGCGACTTGAGACGACCGATAAACGCCTGGTCTTTCGAGTCGTCGTCGTCCATCTGATCGAGGTTCACTTTCGTCGCGCTCACGTCGGGTCGGTCTCTCAGCAGAGTGTCGACGCCATTTTCGTCACCACACTGACACTCTTTCCCGTCGACTGTGTCACCGCCCTCGCCAGATCCGCCATCGTCGCCCGGACCGGCTGACTTGGTGGTATCGTCTCCGGTATCGTCGCTTCCTCCGGTTTCTTTTTCTTTTTCTTGCTCTTGCTGCCCTTGGTTCGTTCCATCGTCGTCACCTCCATCTATGGCCTCAATGTCCTCTTCATCCGGGTCTACGATACCCACGGTACCGCTTGTGGCCGGCTTGATTTCTGCGATGGGCGCGATTGAATCCTCACCCAAAAGTTCCGCTATTTTCTCGCGGAGGATGTTGGCCAGGGCCTCATCCTTCATATCGACCGCCTGTTTGAGCGAACTCATCAATTCCCCAACCTTGAACTGTGCCTCGGTGTTGTCGCCCACGCTCTCACCGTCGACCATCGGCCCGTCCGGGAACTGGGCACCGGCAATAGGCTCCGACGGCCGGCGCACGCCACCGGGGATGAACGGCTCGTCTCCCCAGTCGACGGCCTCGCGACCGAGTTCCGCACGGGCTTCGTTGGGCTCCAGAAGAGGAATGCCACCGCTCAGCTTGACCAGACGTTCGGCATCGGCATCCACGTCTTCGGGCACCGGATTATCGAATGCGACAAACCAGGGCGCACGTCTGCGCAAGCCCACTTCACGCTCGGACTCCCCGCCGTACATCGGCATCATCGTCGTGTTGAGCTGCTCGCAGATAAGGCGCTGCAACGGCTTGATCGTGTTTCGCGTCCACAACTGCAAACCGTGGCGCATGTTATTGAACGTGATTCCGTCGACGCTAATCACGTTCATCGGCACGCCGAAACCTGCGGCGATCTCCTCGAGGACGACCTTACGCCCCTTATCGAACTGAAGATCTTTCGCCGTCAACATCAACTTCTCAACATGCAGATCGAACGGGGCGACCGCGAACTTGCCGCGATTGCGCCAGCCGCCGTAGGTGTTCGTCCAGTCCGCCTGAAGCTGCTTCTGTTGCGGTTCGCTGATATCACCCTTGGGAGCAATCAGAAGGTCGGGCACCGCGAAGTGAGTGAAGACCGCGTTTTCCCACTCGCGCATCCGCAGATTCGTTTCCGCCGCCGTGAGTATCCCGCGCAGAGGAGCCATGCCACTGACCATATCCAGCGGAGAGGGCTTGCGGAAATGAACGATCTCGTCCGATGGGAAGTCGGTCGTCCGACCACCGAAGCGCAGTTGATATTTGTCGATCACATTCTCGGGACCGAGGACGGGCCAGACAAACTGTGCGGGCAACGGCCATATCTCGATCGGCATGCCCAGCCCGTTATACGTCAGGTGCCAGTAGGCGTTGCCCTCGAGCAGCAGGTACGTCGTGGTCAGCCACCACAGGCCGGAGATGTCGAGAATGGGATTGACGTAGTCCAGAACATCGAGAAACGGATGGTCTTCGATCTCGACCGCCTCGCGCGTCGTGCGCCGCGGGCTGATGTCCTTCAGGTACAGTCGCTGTTTACTCGAGAGAGCTTTCGTCGTCTGGGCCACCTCTTTGTCCGTGCTGTAGAGGCGCAGAGGGTGTTGACTGACTTCCGTGGCGTTGCGATCGACGCAGATGTAGATCCAGGAGGCGAAGCGTTCGATCAACCGCCGGCTGTCGAGCAGCGGAGAAATGTAGGGCCGGCCGCGCCCATATCCGGTCGCCACATCAACAATGCGACGATCTTTCGCCCGCTTCTGTCCATTACGGGCATCCGATCGAACTATGCCGTCCAAAACGCGCAAGAGCACCCTCGCTCATCAGTTACCGGACCACCAGCGATCGTCCGATACGTCTACGGTGACCGGGCGCCGAATATTAGCCATCGCCTCGAACTCTTGCAAGTACAGTTCCGCAGGACTCGCCTGGCCGGCCACCAGGAGACGACCGATCTTACCCGACGCATCGACCTCCATCATGGCATACCGATCGGCATCACACGCATCGTCCTTTTTCTTCGACGGCGTCTCGTTTATACAGCCGGGCTTCCAGGAGTAGGACATATACTCCTCAGTTCCCGCCAGCCCGGTCTCAAACGTCAGGCGCGGGCGACCGTCCACCACATCGGTCAAAGCCGACCCGACACAGCGGATACCGGGTATCACGTCGTTGACCGCCGGCTTGGCAGACAGCCCCCGGCGCCGCAACTCCTCGATGATATCGGGCGCCGCCGGATCTACGACGAAACTGATTCCCTGATACTGCAGGGCGACCTCAACACACATCTCGGTTAAATCCGAGCGCGTGATGTTCGGCTCGTAATACTCAGCCACAACGTGCGACATCGGACGCTTCAGGCCTTGGCGTCGGACGGCATGCACCCGGACGGACGTCCTATGGGTAAACCCGTAGTCAACGCCCGCAACGTGATACTCCCACGGGCCCGGATCGTGATACTCATGGACCCCCCGTGCGAACTGCGGGTAGATCGCACCTTCGAAGGCAGCCCAGATTCCGTAGAGGTACCGCAGCTTCGCCGCACCCGGCAGATGGGCGAGGTTCAGCTCAATGTAATCCTTGGGCAGATGCCAGTTATCCAGGCTCGAGGTTTTGATCAGATGCCGAACGTGCGACGGGTGCTTCTCCTCAAAGAAGAGCCGATGCAGGAAATGCGTAGGCGGGCCCGGATTCGTCGCCGTCGCCATCGTCCGCTTATTCTTCGATCCGTCGGGCATCGTGAATTCGAGAGAGCAACGGGTGGTCAGCATGTTCCACTCGGGCTCATCCAGCTCGATCCCCTCATCGATGCAAAGGTCCGACAGCGTGAGCGAGCCCACCTTTTCCGGGTTGTCACAGCCGAAGGGGATGATCTCGCCACCGCCGTTGAGTGCGATTCGCTCCTTGCCCGGGCTCTGCAGGAACGTGTAGCTCCCAGCCGGCAGCACCGGAGGAAGGTCGCCGTCGGCCTCCAGCAGCGTCCGCAACGTCGTCTGCTTCAATGCTACCAGCGTCTTGCGACAGAGGCCCACCTTAGACTTGGGGGGCGTCGCCTTGCGGATCGCCCGATAACACAGCGCTCGCGACTTACCGGCCCGCACCGCCCCGCTGTAGAGGATCTGAAGAGCGTCGCTCATCACGAACTCGTACTGCTTGGGCATCAGAGCGATGGATTGGTAGGGGGTGGGCATTGTCTTACGTCATCTCATTGAGCCAAAGGCTCCCTTGTTATGCCCAGTCAACCCTAGTCGTTGCGTGGGTTATCGGACCTCCAAATCGGCGTCGCGAAACCACTCCACTTTGACCTCGCCTGTTTCCAATACGTACTCTATCCGACAAGACTGGGTGAAGTCCCGATCGATCCACAGGCCGGTCACGATCCCGAGCCGATCCGAGACCTTTATCGTGACCTGCTGCTCAAGAGCGAACGTAAACTGTACGCCGAAGCCCAAGGCAGGGTCGGTAGTCGCCGTTTCCATAATCACTGTCCTTTCTGTTGAGTTCCTCAACGTCCGATATTATCCGCGTTCCAATCGCCCTACGCCCGAGATCGCGGCGGTGTCCTAAGTTCAAGGCAATAGGTCGGCCATTGTCCAGGGCTGCGAAACCAAACCGGCAGCAACGGCGGGCACCGTCCGTAAACTCTGGTGCGTCCGGACAAAGTTAAACGCCGCAAAGTGCAGTTGAAGCGCCGCAAGCAGGTTTTCCCATTTCTTGCTGAAGCAGAGCGTCAGCCTGGCTAGTCGTTTCGTATGCGTCCGCAGTCCGGCATTTTGCGCCTCAACGTGCGATGTGCAAGCCCGATCACCGCGAGGCGAGCCCGTGTGCATAAGCAAGAGGCCGAAACCATGAGTTTCTGGACCTGCGTTCAGTGCGGCTGCCCGTCGGATTACGACTTCTGCCCAGAGTGCGAAGCGGCCGTTATCGCAGCTCACGAGTCTGCGCAGACAGAACGCGAGCGATACGACGAGGATCTAGAACGACAACGACAGGGTCAATACGACCCTAGAGAATAACAAAACCCCGCGCGACTGGCGTTACGCGGGGCGTATCAACACCTAAATGGGAGGCATTGACATATGAACAGCATACCAAAAACTCGCCCGATGATCTACTGTCCCGGACCGGACAAGTGGCTGACGCTCGGCCAGTACGTTCAAGTAGTCCGAACGGCAAAGGCAAACCTTGACCGCGAATTCAAGCAGGGCATCACCTGCTGGTGGCCATGTACCGGCCGCGACGTCGTCAAGCAATTTGTCGGCGGTGTCGAAGATCGCATCAACCAAGCGCGCCCCTACCTGGAACGCATGATCGACTTCACCCACCCGTCACCCCAGCGTGAGGCCGTTGTTGACGGGCTCATAGCCGATCTGAGAAAGGACGGTGAACAATGACAACCAGCACAAAACCCAGACTTCAAGCGGGCACAATTACTATGATGTGCGGAAACGGCACGATCAAGCGGGCGGGCCACGCATGCCGTGGCCTTGGGCTCAGTCGCGCGGCAAGTGCAATGCCCGAATTGTCGAATGGCTGCGTCAATTGGGCCGCCATCGCCGAAGCAGAGAAGCCCAATGCCCAGCCCTGAAGCCCTGAGGCGTCAAGCCCGACGTAAGAGCATCAAAGTCGATCAGACGACACACATGCTGCTACACGTCGTGGCCGTCGCGCACGAGATGACGATCGGCACGCTGATTTGGGAGTTGGTCCAGGCGGAAGCCGAGCGCCTCAAAGAAGATGCGCGAGAGGCCGCTTGCTCTGCGACGAAAAAAGCCGTAAACTGAACTTGAAGGTGTCCTAGCCGGCTTATTCGTCTAGGTGCCGCCCCGTGGCAGTTCGCGCTGCCTCGGGGCTCATTGAAAACTCGGCCCGTGTCGGGCCGCCGCACGGACGTATGTATCAGGGGCCAGCGGAATCGTCCGCTGGCTCTTTTGCGTTTTCGCCTAATCTTGACGCGGGCATAACGGAAGCCCCCAAAGTAGAACGCTTGGATCGGCCCGCCAGTTTCGCCCGCATCTCTTGGAGCGTCGCCAACCTAATCCGCAAGTCCCGCATGGCCCCTTCGGCCTTTGCGATTTCCGTGTCAATCTCTGATGATGTGACCCGCGAAAAAGAGCTAATTTGCGAACTGGCCCCGGCCTGCAATCAGCGAGTTGGGTGACTGCAACCACAACCCGTACCGTCAAAGCGGCCCGAGAGGCGGTGGAAGTAATAATCACGGCCGTTGACCGAAATCAGGGTGAATCTCGGCGTGGTGCGAATCTTTAGGGATTGCCCGCTGAGATCATCCTCGATTTCGCAATTGCGGACTGCGCCGGCTAAGCCGGCCCGATTACAGAGTGCGCCGAACGCCGCTACCGCGCGAGAACGCCAGATTTGCCAACGCGTGGCGCCGAACTCGGCAGGTCTCGGCATCTGTAGAATCACGCTCATTGCTCCATTGTATCGGCGATTCAGGTCAAAAAAGGACACCGCCGCATCCGGCGGTCGGAATCTTGTACTAGACATCCTTGGCCTCTACCGTCCTTGCAGCGGCTACGGCTCTCAACTCGGCACACGTGTAACCGGCCATCAACAACTCACCATCGGCACGCTGCTCGTACGTGCTGACGCCCTCACAGTGGTCAAACCACCAACCAGTAGGCGACCCATCGCCATTGAAGCCACCAACGTGAACAATGTGTGCTTTCATGTCAGTTCAACTAGCACTGCAACACCCCAAATGGGTTGGGGAATATGAGGGAGGGTAAGGCGCCCCACCACAGGGCGCGAAAGTATGGGACCCAATTGAGGCCCCCCATGCCCCCGCACGACCGATAATCAATCTTATGTTGCACGGCCCGAATGACGTAAGTGCTTGGAACATAGGGACTTAGCGCTTTTGTTCCACGTGAAACATCACACACCGCCGGTGCTTGGTGTGATTGTTACACATTTCCGCCAGTTCTCGCAGCCTCACTGGACCTCAGATGGTCGCTCGGTTGGCGCGTAGCGGCTGCAGCGCCTCTTATGCCTCTCCCATGTCCTTGCGTCGCCTCCACCAGCACACCAGATACATCGTACACACCATAACCAATGCGGTGCCGAGCATGACGAGTCCCGTGTAGATGCAGAGTACTTGGGTTGCCCTTAGCGTGAGCAATAGCACTGCCGAGCTGCCGACTGATCTTTCCACAGTTGGAGCTTCCGCTCGTCTCAAACCACCTCTGAGCCAGCCTGCACGCGGCCAGTAGCACCTCTTCACTGGTCATCCTTCGTCGCCTCCTCAATCACCTCTGCGTCGATCGCCTGCTGTACCTCAGGATCGTTCATCGCGCTGAGGTCGGGCGGCTTCCATCCGTCTGGTGGCTCTTGCGGATGGCAGACTAGGACTACTTGGGTGATGACATGGTCAACCTTCAGATCCTTGGGCTCGAGCTGGGCACGTATCTTAAGCACCTCAAGCGGGTTCTTGTCGATAGCCGTCTTGATCAGGGATGTGCCAGTCTGTTGTTCGTGGGCAGCGAGTATGACGTCGATCTGATCTCTGAGCGAAGGCCGATCCCCAATCTTGCGACGGCTACCCTTCTTGGACTGCTTGTTTCCTTCGGCGAAGTGCCCGTTGGCCTTGCGGTCCTTGGCGAGTCGGTCCCTGGTCAGACAATAGGCGTCCAGCGGCTGATCGGCCTTACGCATCGCCTGCTCCAGGAGCGAAGGCCGACTCTCTACCGTGTTAATACAGTCACTCTGTACGTCTTCACTCATTAGTGCTAACCCGCCGAAGAACGCCTTGGGCCTCCGAATCTGCAATGAGGCCAGGACACTCACGTTCTACGGACGCCCGTGCTTCAGGGTCAACGAGACTCCCGCCATCACCTGCGACGTCGGTGTCCTTGCCCGCCCAGAAGATCCCCACGACCGCAGCTACCGCCCGTTGAAAGAAATTACGTCGGCTTATCACTGGTTTGCTCCACGTCGCAACTGTAATACTGCCCATGCCTGCGATCGGTGCCATTCTCGGGCGATTGGCTCTCAACCGGCTCAAATCCCTGAAAGACGCCCCTGACTTCAGGCAATTTGCATTCCAGTACTATCTCTGCCAAGGATTCGCTCTCAAGCTTCAAACAGAGCCTGTCATCACACAGGCCATCAAATGCCTGCGCAATGGCTACGATTCTCACGTGATCCGGCAAGCCAAGCGCATGCCTCACAAAATCGAACTGAACTCGCATGATCGCTTGGCCCATATCACTCCCTCAAAACCCTTTCAACGTCATTTCCAAGCTCGGGATCAGTCGGGCCGCGCTTGCGCATGCCCACTTCCGCCAACAATTCACAGATTTTCTCCATCTTCGCAGCATTGCCGTAGAACGTATGGGCCAGCGTCCCCACGGCGCCCCGCACGAGCAGGACGGTGTTCTGCGCAGCCATCTCGGCATATTGTTCCTGCCTCTGCTGCGCGTGGGGTTTGCCGTCTTCAGTCGGCGTTAGTAGCTCACTATCCAGTCTCAGCACGTTCATGCAGCAGTTATCACCAAGGGCTTCCGGCAACTGTCCGCCCTCAATCTCAAGATAGATTGCGTGTTCGCCAAGCTTTAGCGTGGCGCTCATAATCCGCACGTCATCCGGCAGACCGAGCGCCTTCGCCAGTTCATCAAACCCGATTCGCAGCAGGGCGCATCTCATATCACTCCCTCACAACCCCTTCTTTGCGCCTGGACCTCTTCACGGTCGACAGCGATCTCTCGCGGGGCATCTATGCCAATCCTCACCGTCCCCTTGCCGAGCCTACATGCACAGTCGGGGCATTGTGCACTCACCCGCACAACCGTGACTTTAATATCTG